TGCGCCTCTCATCGGTCCCGTCGATTAGGGGACAACCCTTAAAGCGCACTTCTTCACCGTTCCTGACGGCTTCCCTTTCGGAGCGGGTCAGTCCACTGACACGGCGGGCACCCTTTTCAGCGCCCCAGCGGGCGCAGCGGGCAGTGGTTGAGTAAATCATAGGTCAGTCCTCCGGATTGGAAAAGTCGGTCCGAATGACGGGACGGCCCCGGTCAATCCAGCAGTACAGGCCAGAATTGTCGCGGGCCACGTGTTCACATTCCTCTCGCGGTCCGGCGATCAAAATCCGTCCGTCCTGAGTGAACGCGGCGGCAGGATAGCCGGTGCAGTCGTCAGGGATGTTCAGATACAGCATAGGTCAGTCCTCCAACAGTTCCCAAGCATCCGCCAGGGCGGCTTGGTGGTCAGGGTCTAGGTCATCCTCGACTTGTTCAAGCGCCCAGCGTAAGGCAGTTTCGAGCCGTTCAATGTGAGCACGGGTCCGAACACGGGCACGGCGGGCTTCCCAGCGTTCGTCTGCTAGTTCCTCGGCGTTAAGGGGCCGGTCAGGATCAAGGCAGGGGATGTAAGGCATAAATCAGTCCTTCAAAAACGCCAAAATTTCACGCTCTAATGCCGCCGTGGTCGGGCTTGACCCGAGCCGCACGGCCCCTCCAGGGATGTCCCTGTGGTCCCACTGGCACGGGTCGCACCTCACCCACACTGCGCCAAGTCGGTCCACCTCCAGCGCGAATGCGCCGGGGTAGATTTCCTGTGCGCGGCTCAAGAATTCCACGTTTTGAACGTACATGATCAATCCTCCAAATCAAACCAATAGGGCATGTCTTCGATGTACCCGAAAAAGTACCATCCTACGGCGCCCGTGTTTGGCATGGTCCCGTAGACTTCCACTTCTCCGCGCTGGCGGATACGGTAGCAGCGAGGGCCGAATTTGTCCCGCAGTGCGGCACGAAGTTTTTTCATAGGTCAGTCCTTTGAAGTGGCAAGGGCGATGGCGGCACGGGCAGCATCACGCGCATTTGCGTTTTCGACTGACCCGTAAGGGTTGATATTCGCGGCCAGTCGCAATGCCTCCAACAGCGCAGGCGCGGCGGCGATCAGGCGGGCGTCGGCCCAGCACTGCTCATCGCCTTCGGCATCGAGCAGCCAGTTGAACGCTTGGGCAACAAGCATCGGCCCGGCGTGGACCTCGGCCCGCCCATTGGATTGGGTCGGCTTGTTGGCCGTCCATGGCCCCGGTGTGTGCTTGTATTGCATGAGGTGGGCTCCTGCGGTCATGCTGCGATCCTTTCAAAACAGCGCCGGGGTGTCCGGCAGGGGTTGACGCGGCGCCACTGGCGCGCGCACGGGCTTAGGGTCCGGGGCGTGGCCGGGGGCCGGTAACGTGACGGGGAAGGGCCACACGGGCCCGCGTACGGGCTCCCGTGGCCCATGGTGCATAGGGTTGGATTGGCTCATTGGGCCTCCACCATCGCAACGGCGCGCAGGATGTCCCAATGGGTGCAGTCCTGCGGCGCGATCATTTCCCAATAGGTAGCTTCGTCATCATTGCCAACGCGCGCGCACCATGTGTAGAGGTTCGCGGTTTCACATTCGATCACCATGAAAGATTCAGTATCCGCGCGGCGCGTCCAGTGTGCAGGGGGCAACACTTCCAGAAGATGCCAGAACCGATCACGGGTAATCTGGCGGGCGGGTTCGCCATTGTTGCGGCGCATGGCCTCATACCGGGCGGCGGTTTCAGCGTATGTGGACATTACAGTTTCCCCTTTAGATTGCATGAGAGCGAGCATCGGAGAAAACGAAAACGTCCCCTTTGCCATCTGGCCGGCCGCCTTCGACTAGCGTGCCATTCCATCCTTCGCGGCGAGCGAGAGCGAGAGCGGCCGCAACATGCGCGTTATCGTCGGACCAGTAAGACAAGGTGAGCGGGCGCACGCCCTCAGCCTCAGCGCGCACGCGCGCGCCCTTAGTGTCAGTGGCGGGAATGTATTTTGTCCAGATAGCTTTCATTGTGGATTCTCCTGATGTTGCGATGCTGGCGCATCCCATAGGGTCCAAAAGACCCTAGGCGGATGAGTCAGGCGTGGCGCTCAGCGATATCGCCCCAGCATGCAACCCGATAGTTGCCACGGAAACGCAATAGCGTAGGCGTATAGGTATCGCCAGTGTTTAGGTAATCGCAATAGCTACCATCACGCAACTGGAACGCTTCCACGCCGCAGGTTTCCCCTAGCGCGTCAAGACAAGTCAGGCGCAGGTCATACGTTTTCGGCGGGTGATAGCACTCCGCCACGCGGGCGGCCCCTGCGGGCAGGGCTTCAAGTTCTGAGCGTGTCATGCCAAGAATTTTCCGGGCTTCGCTAGACTTGCCCCCGAAAACAGGCGTAAGGGTCTTGATTGAAGGGATACGGCGCATGGTGTTTACCTCAAGCGAGAGAATTGGAAACGTGGAAAAGCTGGCCGTGGTCAGCATCATCCCAAGGGGTGATAAAGCAACACGTGGCACCCGTGCGGGAATCGTACCTATCGCAACCCACGGACCGAAAGCCTAGGCCGGAATCCCGATTGACGCGGATCAAGGCGCCACGGGCGGATGATGCCCGGACCTTGTGGCGGGTCACCCAAGAGTAGTTGGTTTCACCGCCGAAAGTGTCCGTGATTTCAACGAAGTAGTGGTTCATTTTGTACCCTTCAAAAGTGCAACGATGCAGAAGACCGCCAGCACGACGCCAGCGAAGAAAAGGCGGGTTCCGAAGTACCCTAGGGAGTGCAAGAATTCCATGGTGTCTCCCGGCTTAAACAATGGGACGGTATGCGTTCAGGATGGCCGTAGCCTTGACCATGCGGGGATCGGTTTCTGCATAGTCGTCCAGGGCCTTGACGTAACCCCTAAGCCCGTCCAGGGCGCAAAGGATGGCGTAAATATTGGGGAGGTCTGCCCCGTTCAGCGTGCCGCATGCGTCAGCGTAGGCGTCAAGTTTTTGGTCCATGGTCAAACCTTCCCGGTAGCAGCGCGGATAGCGGCACGGGCTTTGGCAATGGTGCTGTCTGCCCATACCGGCCCATCTGCGTCGTGTGCGAAAGCCTGAAACGCCTCCTTGAGTGCTTCGAGCAAATCCGGCGCGGCGGCGATCAGCCTAGCGTTAGCCTTGGCAGTCCATCGGCCATCGTTGCCGACCTGTACAAAAGCAATTGGGGAACATCCCCGCGATTCACCGTCAGCGTCGCAGACATGCAAAGGGTCGTTTGAGTTGACTTGCCAGGGGCCGGGAGTGTGATGCATGGCGGGTTCTCCTGTAGTGGTTCAAGCGTGGAGGCGAAGGCGACCAGAAAAGCCGCGAGCCTTGAGGGCGTCAATAGCGTTGCGCACCGCAGCAGCGCGAGACTCGCCCACAAACACGGGCGCAATGTTCCCGTATCCGGGTATCGGGGCGTCAAATTCCACATGCCAAGCGCCGGGGACAGTGGCTCGCAGTGTCGGGCTGTAGCGGTCAGGTTGCAGATAGCAGGATGCGTGGATCAGCATGGAGGGCTCCGGTTAGGTTGACGATGGAGCAATCATCGGCCCTTGCCCGGCCCTTGTCACTAGGGACAAACCCTCATGGATAAACGTACAGTGCGAGCCCTGGAACGGGTCCGGAGCCCGCCCGCAACGAGCGTAGCGAGTAGCAGTCCTATTGCTTTCCTCCTCTGTTCCCCTATACTGTATAGAACCCCAGTAGGACAAACACCTATGAAGCTATCAAGGAAAGCACTAGAGACAGCCGCCAAGGAAACACCCATAGAGCACATTCTCGGTAGACAAGTCTCCGGAGCCCTTACCCCAAAGCAGCGCAAATTCGCCCACGAAGTAGCCAAGGGATCGACCAAAGCAGACGCGTACCGGGCAGCGTACAACGTCAAGAGCGCCAAAACAATGGAAGCAGAACCATACCGCTTGGCCGCAGACCCTCGGGTGTCACGAGAGATAGAGGCTTACACCCTGGCACTAGAGACGGCGAAACTGCGCTCACCCGCTGCTTTGCGTGAACTTGTCATCCAATCCCTCGTACGCGTGATAGTCGACCCCGACAGTAAGCCCGGGCAGATTACAGCCGCTGCCAAGGTACTTGGCACCGTTACAGAAGTGGCCGCATTCACTGAGAGGAAAGAGGTTAGGACCATATCTAGCAGTGAGGATGCCCGTGCTCGCGTGATGGCAGAGCTACGCGGCCTGATATCCGCAGGCGCAACGGATGCCACCATCATAGAGGCGGATGCGGATAGCCTGATGCGCGAGCTTGCCGTTAATTTTAACGCTGCACCCGAGGGAAACGAGACGGCGCCAGACGCAGACCCACCCACCGGGCACCCCCCCGATGGCGCAGCAGGAGTCCCGCGCCCTTAAACATACTATTCCACTCAAACCGTTCCCCATTTCACTCAAACGACTCCAGTCTTAGACCGATGCCGTTAAATTTAACGCTCCGCACCAGACCCCACCCCCTCAACCTGGCGACACCCCCCGGTCAGTCTTTCTACAAAAAGTGGTGGGGGGTAGCAAAAATTTTGAGGATAAATTTTGGTGCCGTTAAATTTAACGGATGACATAAACTGGTTTAACAAACGTGGCTAAGTCTATGATTTGTAACGGTTTTTTGCTTGTTGTGGTGTTAAGGTGTGGGCTTGATGCTTAACGTGCCGTTAAATTTAACGGAAGTAAAGTAACGCTTTAAGAGTGTGCGCTAAGTTGTTGATTTGTAATGAAAAACGTCAAGAAGTGGCGCACGAAGAAAGTTTTACAGAGTCCTCTGAGGAAGGTGTATGGGTCCAAGGAGGAGGTATTGGAGATGGGGATGACTGAGGCTCAGAAGGAAGTTTTTCTTGCTATAGATGTGTGGTGGTGCCGGTTTGGGTACGGGCCGAGCCTGAGGAACATTTGTGAGCTACGTGGGAAACCTGGGCTTGGGAGCACGAAGAAGATCGTAGATAGGTTGGTGAAGCTGGGTGCTTTGAAGAGGGTTGAGGGGATGGGTAGGTCTGTTCGGCCGACGTACATCTCATTCCGGGGGATGGAATGAAGTTAGATGATCTAGTGGCGAGTCTGTCTCCTGCGGATCAGGAGAAGCTGTTACAGCAGGTACAAGATTACAAGGATGCTGTGGACAGGGAGAAGTGCCAAAAGAGCTTCATGGCGTACGTGAAGAAGATGTGGCCGGGGTTTATTCATGGCCGACATCATGCGGTGATGGCTAAGAAGTTTGAGGAGATTGCGGAAGGTAAGTTGAAGAGGCTGATCATAAATTTGGGGCCTCGGCATACGAAGTCGGAGTTCGGTTCGTATCTTCTGCCTAGTTGGTTCCTTGGCCGGTATCCTGAGAAGAAAGTGATTCAAGCGTCTAACACTGCTGATCTAGCGGTGAACTTTGGCCGGAAAGTGCGTAACTTAGTGGGATCTGAGGAGTACGCAAAGATCTTCCCGGATGTGGCTTTGAGACAGGACTCTAAATCTGCTGGACGTTGGGCTACTAATAAGAATGGCGAGTACTTTGCTATCGGCGTTGGTGGAACCATGACGGGTAAAGGTGCTGACCTTCTTATCATTGACGATCCGCACTCGGAACAAGAAGCTGCTTTAGCCGCTGGCAGACCGGAGATTTACGACTCCGTGTTTGAGTGGTACTCATCTGGCCCGCGTCAGCGTCTCCAGCCTGGGGGAGCTATCGTGGTCATCATGACCCGGTGGTCGAAGAGTGATTTGACGGGCAAGATCCTAAAGACCGCTGGAGAATTAGGAAAAGAAGATCAGTGGGAAGTCATTGAACTTCCGGCGATCATGCCTTCTGGTAAACCCTTATGGCCTGAGTTTTGGTCGTATGAGGAACTGTCTGCTCTAAGGGACGAACTCCCACCGGGTAAGTGGAACGCTCAGTACCAACAGAATCCCACCGCCGAAGAAGGAGCTATTGTCAAAAGAGAGTGGTGGAAGATTTGGGAGAAGGAGAAGCCTCCTTCATGTGAGTTCATCATCCAGTCTTGGGACACTGCTTTTACTAAGGGTGAGCGAAATGACTACTCTGCGTGTACTACGTGGGGTGTGTTCAACATGAACGAAGATGAAAATAACGTAAATATCATCTTGTTGGACTGTTTTCAGAAGCGGATGGAGTTCCCTGAACTGAAAGAAAAGGCTCTGGCTCACTATAGAGAGTGGGAACCTGATGCGTTCATCGTGGAAGCCAAAGCTGCGGGTGCTCCGTTGATCTTTGAACTGCGGGCGATGGGCATTCCGGTGTCTGAATACACCCCAAGTAGGGGGAACGACAAGTTTGTCCGTATCAATTCTGTGGCAGACCTGTTCCAATCGGGTAAAGTCTGGGCTCCAGACACCCGGTGGGCTAGAGAACTCATCGAAAACATGGCCGCTTTCCCGAACGCACCCCATGATGATGACGTAGACAGTGCTGTTCAGGCCCTGATCCGCTTCCGGCAGGGTGGTTTCCTGCGTCTACAGACAGACGAACAGGACGAAATGCGGTCTTTCAAGCGCAAAGTAGCTTTCTACTAAGGATTTGACATGGCAACGAACATCTCTCCCGAAATGATGCCCCTTGACATGGGTGTTATGACCGAAGAACCGGCTCTGGAGATTGAAATTGAAGATCCTGAGAGCGTAAAAATTGGTATTGACGGGGTTGAGATTGAACTGATGCCGGAAATTGAGACGGCAGAGGAGTTTGACGCCAACCTCGCGGAGTACATGGACGAAGGTGAGCTTCAAACCCTGGCTTCTGAGTTGATTGACCTCGTAGATGCGGACATCAACAGTCGCAAAGACTGGACAGATATGTTTGTCAAGGGTCTAGAGGTCCTTGGCATGAAGTACGAGGAACGTA